TTTTGCACACCTCTTTCAGTGTCGTAAAGACTATGACTGTAAGAACCACTTCGTCTTTTTAACCAAACCAACCCACCTTCACCACTAAGATCAATGTTGTTAGTAATTGTTTTTGAAGACGTGCCATCTGTAGTATACAAAAACGTGCTGAAAGCCTCGTCTATATCTAGACCTGCACCTGCTGCTGCTGCACCAATGCCACCAAAACTTCTAGTTGAAGCTGCACCGAATGTTGAAAGTAAAGGCATGTATATTCCTTATGCGTACTGTGTAACTGATGCCAACACTGTGAATGTAGCATCGGCTGTTTTAATTAATGTGAATGAATAAGCATCTATTCCTGATGCATTACCTGCTGATGGAGCTGATCCACCAGACCATTTTGGTGTAACGGATGAACTATCTACCTGATAAGCATTGAGATAATAAGCTGTGCTTCCTTGCGTAGCGAGAACTGCAAACGTCATGCTTTCACCAGTAGACATATTTGCATTAACATTTGTAAAATTTATTGTTCTGTTTGCGCTTTGATTTGCACTTAGAAAAATAACAGCTTGTGTTTGTGTATCAAAAGAAAGTGTGCCTGATGTTGTAGTATCTATAGTTACTTTTTCTTTTACTTCTTCTATAGCAAGAGGCCCATTAATATCTGCACTTGTTGCAGTAATCGAACTGCTAGAAGTAATAGCGCCAGTAACATCTAATGGCTTGTTCATTGTCCATTTGTCACCAGACGATGCGTAATTAAATGTAGCACTTGCTCCATCTACTGTAAGACCTGCACCATTTGCAGCCGCAGCATTAGCTGCACCAGAGGCCACAACAACATTCAAATCATCAACAGTAAGCGTAGTACTGTTAATCGTAGTTGTAGTTCCATCAACTTGTAAATTACCTGCTACAACTAAGGTGCCAGTATTATCTCCATGTGTTGCAGGGTCTATTGTAAATGTAGATGGTCCACGTAAGTAGCCAGATAAGGTAGCATTTGTACCGCTTATATCACCAGTAAATGTTGCTCCTGATAACTGTGCATATCGAGCGTCTGAATTAGTTTTATTGTAATGATCTGCTAACTCAAAAGTACCATAGCCAACAATACCGACTGTATCACCATTTGTTGCTGCACTGCCTAATGTTACAGACGTACCGTTTGTTGCAGTAAAATCCGCTGGGTCTAAACGAACACCGTTAAGGTATACGTCTAGAAAACCAGCATCATATGTTGCAGGAAAAACTGTAGTAGAACCAGTGTAACTTCCTGAGCTTGTGCCAACTACATAATTAGATCTGTTCGTTGTGCCGTTTACACTTGACCCAGCGTTTTGAAAACTAGAGCCATTGTAAACTTTCATTGTATCTGTAGATGTATCAAACCACAGCAAACCATCATTTGGGCTACTAGGCGCACTAGCACTAATAACGTACTGATTACCAAATGCGTTTACAGAAGTAAGGTTATTAGCAACAGTATTAACATTAGATATTGAGCCGCCAACATTATTAACGTTTGTAATTGCACCTGCAACAGTACCAATATTATTTGATCCGCTAATATCTGTTGCAACAGTAGTTACGTTACTTGCTACACCTGCAACAGTAGTTACATTAGCCGATACCCCTGCTACTGTAGTGACATTAGATGCTATACCTGCAACTGTTGTAACATTAGCTGATATACTACCAACTGCATTTACATTAGAAATATTCGTTGCAACAGTTCCTATATCTGTTGCGTCACCTGCTACCGCAGTAACATCACTTGATATACCTGCTACAGTGCTAACATTACTACTTATTCCTGCAACGGTTGTAACATTAGCATCAATACCTGCGACTGTATTTATGTTAGATATTCCAGAAGCAACCGTATTAACATTTGAAATGTCAGTACCAACGGAATTTACATTAGCTATATTCTGAGCAACAGTATCTATTTCAGATGTCGCTTCATTAAGATCATTTGCTACAGTTTCTATTTCTGAAACAGCTTCAGCAAGATCATTTGCTACAGCAACAACTTCAGTAATATTACTTGCTACTGTATTTACACTAGAAATATTAGTTGCAACCGTATTAACATTTGAAATGCTACCTGCGACAGTAGTTACGTTTGAATTGTTACCTGCTACTGTTGTTACATTTGCAGATATTCCTGCTACTGTAGAAACATTAGAATTATTACTTGCAACAGTAGTAATTGCATTGGTTGCTGTAGTACCGTCTTGTATATCAGCAAGTAATGCTATGTCAGCAGACGCAGCAGAAACAGTTTGTACGTCGGTAATACTTGGTCCTGCTTCTACTGCGCCAGTTGATGCATTGAAAGCAAGCGTCTTTCCTTTACGAGTGTCTACATCGGGGAGGACGAGTGACACCGCAGCATCAAAATCTGTAAGTTGCAATGCACGATTAGACTGATCCTCAAGGTCAGCAGCAATAGCAACTAATCTGTCTAACTCTGTATTCAATGCAACAATGTTAAAAGCACCGGAAACAGGAAAATCAGTTGTTCTTTCTAATTCAATATCACGGGTAATAACAACAGTAGACCCACCAGTACCACCTGTGACAGACATAGAAACAGTACCAGTAGAACCGTCACCACCCGAAACAGTGTAGTCAGTAGTAATTGTTTTGAGTGTCCCATCTACATATACATTCAGATCTGCATTATCAAAAAACTCAAATGGTACTGCAAAGCTTGTTTGCGTTACGCCTTGCGCCACTGTGTAAGAAATACGCGGTGAATTATCTGCAATATTAATCGTCATAATAAATCCTCATTTGAGTGCAGAATATAAATCAATTGAAAAAGCTGCAACGCACAAAAAACAATTCTATCCGCACAATTAGAATCGACCTATTCCTATAGAACCGACATTATCATCAACTGCTCTAGTTAAATTGTTAGTAAAACCCTTTAACCAAAATAGTTGAGCAAAAGGCAGAACTCTGCCTAAATCTTTTGTGCCTTCTCCTATATTGCCAGTAAGAAGATTCTCAAAAGCTCTATAATAATCTAATCCAACAGAAGGCCCTGCACCTGCAACAGCCGTAACAGCATCAGCAATATTTGGTTCTTGCGGATACTTAGGCGCAAGAATACCATTTGTTATGTTAGGCCCACCAAGAGCAAGAGAAGTAGCCATAGAGGTGTAAAACAAATCGCTATAAAGTGGTGCTAACCCAGAGTAATCAAATGCTCTAGCAAATTGGTCTTGATAACTAAGCTCTACATAATCAGGTGTTCTTACCTGCAATACCATATAGCCTAATCCAAGAGCCGCAGCAGTCCCAATAAACTGACTCTTTATCTGACCATGAGCAAAAGCACCCATTGTCTTATTAACAGCAGCAAGACTATAACTATAGAATTGAAATGGTAGTCCAAGCAATCCACTTTCTATTCTAGCATACCCTCTATACTTAGGATCTTCTTTCATGCCAAATTTTCTAGCAACATGCATAGGAATGTATGCAATACCATCTGTAATAATTGGTTTATCAGCAGGAGTTCCCATTAGAATAGTATTTGCAACACCAGAGCCTAATGCGTTTCTAAATCTATTTTGAGCAAGCTCATCTGTCCATGTATCTGAGTTTGCTAAATATAAACCAGAGTCACCCTTTTGCCAGTTGCCTTGTTGTTTTGCAATTCTGTTAGCAATAGGGGCATCAATTAAATATCTAGCTAAATATTCTTGCTCCATTTTAGTAGCCTTGCCTTCAGACAATCGAACAGAATAATCTATCAAAGTATGACTACGCATCATAGCGTCAAAGTCTTTGAATATTCTTGTTAATGGAGCTAACCCATTTAGCAAATAAAATGCATTTTTAGATTTATCAAAGATATTAGAACGTAAGGGATTATTACCTAAATCATCTACTAATCTTAAATGAACACTACCAAACAATATTTCTAATGCTTCACCTGCTATCCTAGCCTCTTTACCACCAAGTTTAATTTGGTTGTTTTGCATAACACCAAACAAACCTCTCATGGTTTTACCAAGTCCATGTTCCATAATAATCTTTGCAGGTTCAGTAAGTGTCGCAATACCTGCCGAACCTAAGTAACCAAGCTGCGCTGCGGTTCTTAATACTTCTGCTACTTTGTAGTCCCAAGAGCTAGGGTCTCTGTGTATAACGCTTCCTGCAATTCTTTCATAAAGATGTCTTTGATCTCTAAGAACAGCATTTCTTTTTTTCTCTTTTACACCTGCATCTATTAAATCTAGCTCTTGATCGTCTAACAACTCATCAATAGATCTGCCACCAAACTGTTTAGAAAACTCATATCTAGATCCAGTTCTTGTAGTGTAAGCTCTCATTACTTGAATAGGATTAGTGTGTATAAACTCTAAGACTTCTGAGTTCGGTATATCAATCATTCTATGTTTTAAATGTTTTGATTTGCCCATACCAAAAAATGCTTGGTCAAAATCTAATGGGTCACCATTATTAATAATCTTATCTGTAATATCTTTAACTCTGGCATTTACATCACTTGTTTTTGTAGAAAGTCTAAAAGTTTCAATACCATCTTTTGTCATTCTTTCTATTTCAGCAGGATTGTCTTTAAACCATCTAGCTAAAACAGTTTCAAATCTTTCTCTGTTTTTCTTAATATAATCTCTGTCCCAATATCTTGGTCTAAATACAGTTTCGTTTCTTGGCTTTACTTTTGGCTCTTCACCTGCCTCATCAAGAATAGACTGATGCATTTCCATTGTTTGCCTTTGTCTAGCAATAGATCTATTTATTGCAGCTTTTGCATCTTTGGTTTTTGCAGTCTTAAGTTTCTTTTCTAAGAAATCTATTCTGTTTTGTCGTTTTTTAATATCAGTTTTATAGAAAGCATTACTTCCAATCATACCTTCTTCACGTAATCTAACTTCCCAATCATCATAAAACTTGTTTAATGCAGACATTGCTTCCGACTCAAAATTATCAGCAGCCTTTTCTCCACGTATTATTTTTGCATCTACTCTTTCAATCCATGACTCAAAATCAGATCTTTTGTGAAGATAGTCTAACGGTTTGATTACACCTTTGCCTGTTGATTTGCCCCAGATCTGCACAAGATCATCATAAACTTGAACCATTTCACCATCTAGTAATTTAGCGTTTTGATGCACAGAAGGTCTTAATGATTTACCTGCCTTATTCGCAGCAAGTAATATTCCAGAATCGTTTGCTATCTCTAAGGTTGTTAGCTTTACGCTGTCAGGAATACTTTTGTCTTGCAGTATTCTTTTCATTGGCGTTGTTACAGCATTGTAAAGCCATGAATTAGTAAAGATACTATCAGCAATGCTTAAGTCTGTAGTTGCTGTAGAAGGATCTCCAACAGTATCAAAGTCAGATAGCTTTTGGCTTTTGTCAAAACCCTCGTCTACAACCGTAGGTTTGTATGTAGGGTCTATAGATTGTCTAAGATTATTTATTTCTACTTCTGCATCTCTAGTTGCTCTAGCTCTTCTAGTTATTGGTATAGATATAAGACCTTGTAAAGCAGCACCAAATACAAAAGCACTACCAACATTCACAGCAACTTCTTCTTTAGTTGCTAAAGGATCAAAGGGATAACGAATTGCTTCTTGTCCTGCTACAATTGCACCAGTAGCAGTACCAGTTTTTAAAGCTTTGTATGCTACGCTTCCACCTTTAATAAAAGGCAATGGTAAATAATTAATAACATCAAAAAATTCCGCTCCAATTTGCATACCCATTGAAGCATTGCCATAAACATCTCTTCTAGCAATGTTATCTCTTAAATCTTTTTCTAATTGTCTTAAATGTGTCATGTTGCTTGCTTTAGCAAGCTCAACAGAATACATTTTTAAATCTTCTGAAACATTATCAACTGCACTAAATCCTTCTTCAATTTCAGGATTCCAACCAAATTTATTTACTTCTCTGATTTTATCAATAACATGATCGTATCTCATACCAAGCATAGCACCTACAGTCTCCATAAACTCAGGGCCTTCTTGTTCTTCTACTGGTCTGTCAGGTAAATACTCTATAACAGGTTTTGTTGTTAAAGCATTTTTCATTTTGATAAATTATCCCAACCATAAAATTTAACTATAGGAAGTCTCCTAAGTATACTATCTTCTGGTATAAATGGTTTGCCACCATCTTCTCTTGCTTGTCTTTCTGCTTCTCTTGCTTCAGCTTCTATAGATCTTAGTAATTGATTGTATTTATTTTTTGCAAATGTTTCAGTCATACTTGTGTCAAACAAAGGCCATGTAAGCTCAGAAGAACCAAATTCATCAATTGGTCTATCATAAATTAATGGCCTTATTTCATTGTTTTCATCTCTAAAGTAAGCATAAAACTGAGGAACATCACCACCCTCAAATGGCACAAGAAAAACTTCTTTTGTTTGACCAGTAACAACTTTAGATTTTGAAGTAATTGTTTTACCACTTCTTGATTTGCGCTCAACATTTTCAAAATAGAATATATCTTGCGGCTCTCCTAATCTAAACTCTCTAGGCAACTGTTGATTTATTAACTTAATAAATTCAGCTTTTTCTTCTGGGTCTGGGAAAACAATATCCAATGCCATTTTAGATAAACTTTCACCACGTTTAAAAGGAGCATTAGGATCTATTACATGCTCAGATGGTTTATAATTACGTTCAACATAATCTTTTAATTCTTTAGTTATTTCTTCTGAATCTTTACCCATTCTTGCATACATTTCTGCAATAGGAGCTAGCTCAGCAACTACATTTATATCACTAGTTATTTTATCTCTAACAAATTCATTTGGTTTACCTTCTGCAAAAACTCTTTTAACATTTTCAGTAGCAGCAGGAGAATCTTTTTGTTGTTTTATTTCCGCAAGTATTTCATTTGCTGTTTTACTATCACCAAAAAACTTTTTTCGCACAACAACTTCTCTAAGAAGGGCTTCATCTTTACCAAAAATATCCCCAAATCTATTGACAGGACCAACAGGGCTTTCGTCATTTAATAATTGAAATGCATGCTCAAGTAATACATCATGATCGACTTCTGGTGCAGTACCACTTAAAAAATTATTAAGACCAGATATTAAACTTTCTGGCATTGTAATTCTAGCTAGTGGATAAAATGCAGGTGTCAAAGATTTAGGATCAGCAGCAGAAGAAATGCCAAGATTATCTTGCATTACTTTATCCATATCTTCTCTATGTTCTTTTGTTTTGTTTGTATTTCCTGCCTTAAGAACTTCTCTTCTTAACTGTATTGCTTCATTTCTTTTTTTCTTTTCATCTTTTCGTTCTTGCTCAGCAGTACGTATGTCAGTTTCTCTTTTTTCAAGAACCCTTATTATTTCTTTTTTACCTTCTGGAAAGTTACGAATAAGATCTGTAAGTTCTTCTGCTATCTTTTTATTGCTTGCACTTAAATTTGCTATTGCAGGATCATCATTTTTACCATCACTTTGAATAAGCAAACTCATTGCATTAAGATCTTGAGAGCTTGCATTTTGAGTATTATTTATTAATCCCTCTGCACCTGCTAATTTAATTCCATTTATAATGTTATCTTTTGCAGCATCACTTAAAATATTGCTAGGTGTTGTAATAATTTTTCTACCAAATTCTTCTAACTCTTCTCTCGAAACTGTGCTTGATCTTGCAGCTTGAGCAATATTATTACCTTCGGCTTGCAAAGCTTTTTTTGCTGCATAGTTAGAAATATTTTCTTGCGCTGTATTTTTAACTTCGCTTAAAAAGTTTGTAACAGTGTTTGTTTGATTAGAATCATACAAGTTAGAGCCTTTGATTCTTAATACTATTTCTTTTTGAAAATTAGTAAGATTCTGAAAACCATCTAAATCAGGTGATATTATTGCTAATCGTAAAGAATCAATATTCCTATCTCTTGCTGCAATAGCTAAATAGTTTTTTAATTCTTCTGCTTTAATATCGGAAAGTAGACTTTCATTTACATTTACTTCTTGTTTAACAAACTCTTCAAAATCATTAGTATAATCTTGAAGCTTTTTTTCTGAGTGTTTTATTTGTGCATTTAAATTTCCTAATGGTTCAGCATTTGGATTTTCTGGGTCATTATATTGGTTATAAATTGAATCTAAATTATAATATGTTCCTGCACTAAAACTATTAATATTTGTTTCAACTAATAATTCAAATAGATCATACTCAATATTAGCTTGATCTTTAGCCTCTTGGATTCTATCAGCTTGATTATCAAGTATTTCTTGACGTTCAGCAAGTTCAGCAAGTTCAGCATCTCGATAATCAGCAGAAAGTTTCTCTGCATATGTCATTACATTTTCTAAATCTTCTCGGGGTAAATCTTTTGTAAATTTTAAAACATCTTCTAAATCATCAAGGTATTCATTATTTAGATTTGTTGTTACTTCACCACCAGTTCTAATAGCTAACTCAAATTGAGTTCTCTGATAGTCATTCATCATAAACTTAGGGTAAAGACCTTCTATTTTACCAAATACATAAGCAACTTGCAGTTCGATACCATGCCTTTTGCCAGTGCCTTCTTTTAATAAAAATGCTGCTTCACCATCTTTATTCTTAGCAACTCTTGCTTCTATAAATGCCTCTAGTTTTTTAGAGTCTTGATTTGTTTTACCAAATTCATAAGCTGTTTCTTTATCATCTTTATTAGATAAAAGTATATGCTCACCAAGTTTTGTTCTGTGTCGACTTGCATTTAGTTTACCTAAAGATAGCTCTGCTTTGGCAAGCTCTAGTGCGCCTTGCTGTTCTACATAGTTTGTGTAAATAGTTGGCTTGCCATTTTGCTCTGTACTAAATGCCATATTCTTAAGGTATTCATTTAAAGCACCAGTAACCTTACCAACATTATCAGGATCGTCTTGATATTTTAATATTAACTCATTTGTTTTTCTTTGAATATCAATAGATACTTCATTCTGGTATCTATCAAGTATTACTCTTTGATACGCTTCACCTGCGGCCCTGCCTAAAAAGCCTTCACCATTTAATTGATTCAATGCTTCTGGTTTACCAGTAAGTGGATTAATATTAATAATAGATTTTGAGTCAGCTTGAAATGCTAACTGCTCACCCTCTTTGACAGCTTGAACACCCATCTCTTTTACAGATGCTTGAACAATCTCATTAGCAGCCCTACCAATACTGCTATACTTTTCTACCCCACCAGTATTTACAGATCTAACCCCAACAGGACCAACTGAGCCACTTGTCAATCTTTGTTTTATTACTGGCATTAGGCTACATCCTTATCGCTTTTAAATAAATTGCTAACAGAGGGAGGCATGTTAAGAGCTATGTCAGCTATATTACTTAAGAAGTTTGCATTAGATGTTGCCCTCATACCTGCGGCTGCATTTTGCCCATATCTGTAAGCTGTTGCTGCTTGTGCTGCATATTTAGCTTCTAAAAGCCCTGCTTGCCTGTCTATGTTCTCTATATCTTCTGCTACAATTTCTCTATTTCTTTTTAAATACGCTTCTACAGATCTATCTGAAGATGCAATTTTTGCGCTAAAGAAAGCAGTATTTTGTTTTTCAGCGTCTAAAGCATCTCTTATTCTTCTGTTAGTTGCGTCTATTGCTTGAGCTTTTGCTAAAAATAATTCAGAAACATATTGACGAGCCTCAAGTTCTCCAACTTTTTTACGCTCTTCCGCAGCCTTTTTTTCCGCAGACTTTTGACTAAAAGTTCCAAAAATACTTAAGCCAGTAGCAATTGCTGTAAAAGGATCTATTGCCATTAGAAAGATACCTCCGCGACTAAACCATTAACTTGAATAAACATAGGTGCAGTTTGCGTTACTGTAATCTGAGGATCTTTATTATATCCCAGTAAGTAGAACTCCCTTTTCCCTGTGACTGCTTGCCTTGGTTGGCTAAAGTCATTGTTTACTTTTCTTATTATTAACTTTTTACTATTTACCGAAACGGAAAGAGTTTCAGATAAATCTAGTATTACTCTAGATAAACTTCTAGGTTGTCCTGTTTCTGGGCCAATAGCAGTATTCACATCTATAGGATTGGTCTTTAACTCTACATCAAAACCAAAACCTACCTGACAGCTTGTGAGAGAGGCGTCTACAGCCGAAACGTCAATCTGACCACCCGACACTGTAAACTTACCTAAGTAGTCTGTAGCACTTATTACATCGACTTCTGCGCCATTCTCAAAAAAGTTTGATACAGTAAAGACTCCTGCTGTTCCTGAGTATGTATTCCCACGATCTAAACTTACGTTTTGATTTAGTTCAGTAAATACAAAACTGTTAGTTCC